TCACAACCCGCGTGCGCGCTTCAACGCCGCCCTCGCCGCGTCGAACCGGGTCTCCCCCGAGTGCGTGTACCGCATCGCCGACCGGACGTCCCTGTGCCCCATCAACGCCATCCGGTCGTGCTGCGCCACCCCCGCGTCCGCGAGCCGAGTGCCGTAGGTGTGCCGACAGTCGTGCGGCGTCGGCAGCGGCTCGTTGATCAGCGGCTCCCACTCCCCCGTCGGCCTCCCCGCGTCGTCGACGACCGGCACCCGCAGCGCCACCTTCCACACCCGCCGCAGCCACGTCGGATACAGCAGCGCCCCACCCAGCGGCGCCGTGTAGATCAACCCGCCGGGTTTCGTCGCCAGCACCACCGGCTTCAACCGGGCAAGGTACCCGTCACCGATCGGCGCCGACCGGAACGCCGCATCATGACGGGTTCGGGCGCCCTTCGGATAGTCCCGGACCGTGCCGTCTCGCTCCATCACCGGGCCGATCTCGATCAGCCCATGCCGCAGATCGACCGCTTCCCGCTTCACGGCGGCAACCTCTTCCCACCGGGCGCCGGTTTCGAGCATCGCTTCGACGAACAACCGCGCATCTCGCCGGCCGGGGAACAGCTCGTCGAGCCGATCCAGAATCGTCGTTTCCTCGTGCGGCAGGATCACCCGGTCGTCGTGCTTCGGCGGCATCGGTGGACGTACCCGCCGGGACGGGTTGGCGCGGATCCATCCCGCGTCGACGGCGAGCTCGAGCGCCGCCTTGACGACGTTCAGGGCGGCGATGATCGTCCAGCCCCCAACCTCATCCTCTTCGAGTTCGTTGACCCACGTCTGCACGTCCGGCTTCAGGATCGCCCCGACCGGGACTCTTCCCCATCGAGGTTCGACCCAGACCCGCCAGTGTGACTGGTCGCGTTTCCGGGTGGCTTTCTCGATCCGACGGCTCGGCTCGAACTGCTCCCAGGCCTGACCCAGGGTTCGCTTCGCCAGCTTCGGGTCCAGAAACTCGCCTCGGCGCACGTTCGCTTCGAGGTCGCCGGCCCACTTCTCGACGATGCCCCGGATCGGATCCGACCAGGTGCGCCGGCCGGCGGGGGTGTAGACGGTGCCGGCCCAGACTCCGGACGGCAGTTGCCGGATCCAGGCCATCACGCGTCCTGTTCGAGCAGAAGCTTGATCGTCTCCATTCGCCGCTGCTTGTTCGTCTCTCGTAGCTCTTCGATCCGGCGCTCGTCTTCCTGGCGGAACTCCTCCAGCCGCGCCAGCATCCGGGCCTTCATCGCCGGGGTGGCCGCCGACGCGAGGATGAGCTCTCGTTCCTCGTCGTGCTCGCCGGCCTTGGGTCGGCCGATGAGGTTCCCGGCGGCGAGCAGCGCCGTCTCGAGGTCGACGTCGAGCGCGTCGGCGATCGCCCGGACGCTCTGCAACGTGAGCCCGCCGTCGCCCTTCATCCACCGGAAGATCGTTGAGCGGTGGATGTGTGCTTCGCGGGCGAGTCGGGCAACGGACCATCCGGGGCGTGCGGTCATCTGGGTCAGGAAGGTCGCCCAGGTTCCGCGTCCGGCGTCGCTCACATGCACACGGTACGTGCCCTGTGACGTGCGACGATAGGCGACGGTGCGATGCATCTTTGCGTCGCTCACGGGTCGCTGTCGGCGGTCGGTGCGGCGCTTCTGGCGGCGTCCATCGATCGTCATCATGCGTTGCATACCTGCGACGGTAGGTAGTCCGTAGGCACCACGTCACTCATCCGTTCGGCCAGAAACCGACGCATCCACCCGACGCCCTTGCGTCGCAATAATCCGACGCCTACTGTTGCTCGCATGACAGCGACGCAAAAATCCGACGCAGCGACGGACGGAACCGACGTTCGCCTCCGAGTCGCCGTCTTCGACGCCCTGATGTCCGCCCGTGGCTACGGCAGCGTGGTCGACCAGGCGAAGGCACTCGACGTCCACCGGTCGACGCTCTTCCGGATGCGGGCCGGCGAGACGGCACCGAACCTCGAACTCGCCATGCGGATGGCAGCACTCGCCGGAACCACCATCGAGGTCATCTTCGAGCGGGCCAGTGGGGCCGCGTGATGCCCGACCGACTGCTCCACCCCGCCGAAGCCGGCCGGCGCATGGGCTGCTCCGAGAAGACCATCCGCCGCCTCGTCTACGCCCGCAAGCTCCCGGCCCGCCCACGCGGCACTGGCACGAAGCGCCCCGGCATCGGGATCCCGGAGTCGGCGCTCGACACGTACATCGCCAGCAACCGGTGAGCAAGCCCGTGCCGAAGCCGGCCCACCCACCGGGCCAGCCGAACCGGCCACCCGTCCGCCCCGCCGGACCCCTAACCCCTCCCCCGCCGCCCGGGCCGAAGACAACGGAGGCAGCGACATGACCGGACAGACCCCCACCCAGCCGTCCGCCAAGGTGCGTGCCCTCGCCGACGACATGCGCGACGTCGACAACAAGTTCGCGTACGCGATCGGCTACATCCGGGCCGGCGTCGACAGCGAGTACGTGTCGGACGCGGAGTTCCGGGACGCCGTCCGGACCGTGCTGGCCGCGCTCGACCTGGCGCGGGACGGTGCGTGATGCCGCGCATCCACGGCCAGATCAGCTCGCGGCTGACCGCCGAGTTCGGACCGGCCTCGGACGGCTGGGCTCCGCCCCGCGACGCCGCTCTCCGCACGAACCCGCCCTCGGCAGTGGTCGGCTACCGCATCGGCCCGAAGCGGCGCAGCGGACGGCGCCGGTTCTGGCTCAACTTCGCCACGTCGCTGCTCAACATCTGCGGCCCGACGTGGGCGCTGATGCTGCTGCTCGGTGTCACGCAGGCAGCCGAACTCGGGTACCTGCGATGAGCGCCGCCGACGTCGAGATGTGGTCTGCCCTGACCGGCGTCGCCGTGCTGGTGCTCGGGGTGGTGGCCGTCGGGGTTCTGCACTGGCGGGCCGGACGGAAGCGGGCGCCGGCCCTGCCGATCCAGCCGAAGCGGAACGGCTTCTGCGCCGACTGCTGCACCCCGCCCGGCATGCCCCACGAACTGTCCTGCCCTGAGGTGTCTGCGGAGTTGGCGCTGGCCTACATCGAGGCGGTGCAGCGGTGAGCAGCTTCGAGACGGCCGTCGGCTCTGACCTTGGGCCGGCGGATGCGACAGGCCAGGGATCGGCTTGGGTCCCCGGCGCTGACGCAGCCGGGTCCGCGTCCAGACCAGAGACGGACGCGGACCCGGTAACCCCCACCAACGAAACGGGAAGTGCTTCGGTGAGTGAGATTGCGTGCGCGGATCTGACTGTCGATCAAGCGCGCGAATCGGTAAGCCGGGCCAAGCGGAGTCTGGCTGCGGCCGGCGATGAGATCGTTCGACAGATCAGTGGTCGGGCGTGGCTCGCACTCGGATACGAGTCGTGGGACGAGATGCGGGAAGCTGAGTACAGCGGCGCTGCCGTCATCGTTCCGCGTGCCGACCGTCCCCAACTGACCGCACGGCTGGCCAGTGAAGGGCTGAGCCAGAAGCAGATTGGCCAGACGCTCGGCGTATCGCAGCAGACCGTCTCCAATGATCTGGCTGACGCTACCAAAATTGGTAGCGTCCCTGTTCCGCAGACGCGGACGGACAGCCTCGGCCGAGAGCAGCCACGCGCGCAGTCCCGCCCCAAGTCCGGAGGGAGTGCCGCACAGTCAACGGCACTCCCGGCTCGACAAGCCGAAGGCGACGCGGTCGTTGCCGGTATCGACCGCCGGTCGCGGCCCGTTCCTTCGTCCGCTGACCCTGACGCTGACGACCGGCGAGACGCCGAACTCGAGGCCCTGATCGCCGACTCGGACGTGCGGTTTCGCAAGAACTTCTTCGCCGCAATGTCCCGAGCAGATGACGTGTGGCAATTCGACGCTGAGCGGATCGCCGAGGTGTACGCCGCGACGTACGACGGCGAGCTTCGCCCCTGGCTAGAGCAGATGTCTCGCTGGTGCGAGCAGGTATCGACGGCGTGCCGCCGACAGCGGTCCGGATTGCGATTGGTTTCAGGGGGCGGGAAATGAGCGAGAGCACCTACCGGCAGATGGTCTACGAGTTGGCGTCAAACGGCCACACGAACAACCGGCCGAAGAGCGATATCCGTGAGGAGATCGTGCATCTGGTCCAGACTGCCGAGGCTGACGGCGAACCGTGGGCCGGCGACGTGCTGGCCCGGTGGCACCGCGAGGGCGCTGAGCGGGATTACGAGAAGGCTCACGGTCAGCTCAACACGACGACGTACATCACCCGCGACGGGCGCCGGAAGCGGAAGACGACTTCGTACTCCCTGCCCACCCGTTCCGCCGAGTCCGGCGAGGTGGCCTTCGAACAACGGTCGTTCTGGGACTACGAGCGTGCCCCGTTCACCGACAAGCACGTCGAGCTGCTGGCGCAGCGTGGACGAATCGACGAGGCCGTCGCCGCGTTCGCGCTGATTCTCGCCGCGTGGGACCGCAACCCGACCGCTAAGACGGCGCGGGAGGCGTGGGAGATGGACGGCCACGACATCGGAGAGATCGATCTCGGCGAGGAAGACGGCCGCGCCGCGTAAGCCATCGGGTTCCGGCAGGGGCGAGGGGGTCAGCCGGAACCCATCCCCGGGGGTCGTCCCGTCTGGCGGGGCGGGACGACCCCCACCCCGAAACGACAGAACCGGCCCAGGTGATTCGAGCACCCGGGCCGGCCAGACCAACGAAGGAAATGGAGTCCCTCATGGTCACCACGACACTATCCGAAGCCCGGTGGCGGATCGAAGAGCGCGCCCGTAACGGGGCGGTGCTGGCGTCCGCGTCGCACGACGACCGGGATCGGGCGTTGGAGTCGTACGAGGCGTGGCGCCGCTACCTCGCCGCCCGGGCCGCCGCGTACGGGAACCGGCCGCCGACGGAACCGTTCGGGTCGATCCGCCTGGTGCTGATCGACCGGGAGACGCACGTCATCGGGACCCGGGTCACGGACGGGCCGGCGCTGTGAACGCCATCCCGTCGACGGTGCAGGTGAAGTCCTGCTGCGGGCTGATCATCAACGAGCCCTGCGACTGCGGCACCAGCCAGATCTACGTGTACGTGATCTGTGCCGGTGAGAAGGACGAGGGCGCCGACCCGGTCGCGGTCATCTCGACCCTGCCCCGTGCGCTCGCGTGGGTCATCGAGCAGTACGAGGTGACGCCCCGGCAGCAGCGTCCGGGCGTGTGGATGGCGCCGCTCGCCGACCCGGACGAGGTGTGGATCTACCGGATGGCGGTCCGCTGATGTCCCTCGCCGACATGCTCCGCCACGCCCCGGCCGCCGCAGTGCTGGCCGAGATCTGGCGTCGAGTCTCCCCACCCCAAGACCCGTGGTTCTGGACCGCCAACACCACCCTGCTGCCCGTGATCGTCCCCGGAAGGACGCACCGATGACCGCGAGGACCGAATACCGAAAGCTCACCCAAGCCGAGCTGTACGCCGAAGCGACGCAGCGGTTCGGGAACGATCCGCTGAAGTTCGCCTTCCGCTGCCCGCGCTGCGGCGACGTGGCCACCATCCAAGAGTTTGTCGACGCCGGCGACGGCGCACGGGCCGGCCAGGAGTGCATCGGCCGTGTGCTCGGCGGACTGACGCGCCGCACCGACGGAACCAAGGGCGGCAAGAAGCGGGGCGAGCGCGGCTGTGACTGGGCTGCGTACGGACTGTTCCGTGGGCCGTGGGAGATCGTGCTGCCGGCAGAGGGTGACAAGCCGGAGCGGTCCGCGTGGGGCTTTCCGCTGGCCGAGGTGTCGTCGTGAGCCTGACTACTGACGTCATCGACCTACTCGACGCCCTCGGAGACACCGCCGACCAGGTCGCCGCCGAACTGGAACGGCTCGGCATCAAGGGTGTGAAGGAAGACGGCTGCGCCTGCCCGATCTTCAACTACCTCGCCAGCAAGGGCGTTCCGGTGGCTGACGTCGGCGACGAGAAGATCACGTTCTTCGACGGGACGGCGATCGACACCCCGCCGCAGATCACCGAGTTCATTTACGGCTTCGACCAGGGCGAGTTCCCGACGCTGGAAGAGCCGGCGGAGGTGGAGTCGTGATCGCTCGTCTGGTGGAGACCGCCCCGATCTGGGGGTCGACGATCGCCCCCGCCGCCGTCCTGCTGGCGCTCGGGATCCTGCTGCAACCCGGGTCCGTGCATCCGCCGCGGCATCGGCACGGCGTCCGGTGCACGCGGATTGTGCGCCGGCTCGAAGCCGAGCGCGCCCGTTACCGCCGGCCCACCGGCTTCCAGTCGCCGCTGTTCACCGTTCCCCGAGAGGCCACCCGATGACCGTCCGTGGAGTTCTTGCCCCGGTCTACGCGATCGAGTGCGACGCAGACGGGTGCGTTGCGGAGCTGCGCGAGCAGAGCTGGTTGGGCGAGTGGCACATCGGCCAGATCGCCGAGCGTGCCGGCTGGCAGACCCGCCCGGCCCGTGGCAAGGGCTCGCGCTCGGCGCCGGACCTGTGCCCCGAGCATCGCACCGTTCCCCGAGAGGCCGTGACCCGATGAGCAAATTCGACCTGGATGCGATCAAGCAGCGGTGGGCGTGGGTTCAGGACAACGCCGACCAGTGCCAGCGCGACCCGGGACAGGTGTCGCTGTCCGGCTACATGGCCGCGTCGATCGAGTCGAGCCGGGACGTACCGGCGCTGATCGCCGAGGTGGAACGGCTCCGCGCCGAACTGGATGACCGAGACGCAGAAGCCATCGACGCCGCCGACGAAGCCGACGAGTTCGCTGCGGAGGGGTTCCAGGCCGTGCTGTCCGGCATCGCACCCGCATACCACGTCACCCGGGGCACCGGCCCGAGTGCCCTGGAAGCGAACTGCCCGTGCCCGAAGGAGCCGTGCGGCGCCGTCGACACGGCCCGGGCGCATCCGGACTGCGACCAGCATCCGGCCCGGCACTCGAAGACGATGCGGAACATCCACCGCGCCGACCGTTGCCCCGGGGGTGCGTGATGGGTGTCGGTGAAGCCGTCTTCTACGCGTCGCTGCTGCTCTTCGTCGTCGCCGGTCTGACCGTCGGTGTCGCGGCGCTGGTGAAGGTGTGGCGGTCCCGGCCCCGGGACCTGTCCGACACCATCGCCGATCGGCTCGCCGCAGCGCGGGAGGTGAACGGCGCGCCCGTCGTCGGGGTGCCGCTGCACGTGTGGAACCTCGACGGCCGGCACGCCACCTCGGGTGACAGCTGGCCGGAGCATGACGAAGACGCCGACGAAGACGGCTGCTGGTGCCGGGGCTGCTTCGAGGTCGAGCTGGAGCTGATGCAGGACGTCGAGATCCGGGCCCTGTTCGACGGTCTGGTGGACACGCCGGAGCTGCGGGACCTGGCCGACCGGGCCCGGAGGTACATCCGGTGAGCGGCGTCCTGCGTTGGGAAGACCCGCCGGAGCGGCACGGCAACGCCAGGCCGAAGGAGTCGAAGTTCCAGGTCCTGGCCGACGCGCTGCGCGGCCGGCCGGGTGAGTGGGCGGTGGTCGCGGAGAACAAGACTCCGGGATCGGCCGGCAGCCTGGCGTACCGGATCCGGCAGGGCGTCGGGCCGTTCGCCCCGGAGCGGCACTTCCAGGCCAAGGTGGTCGGTCCGGCCGGCGGCTCGTCATCGAAGGTGTACGCCCGCTACGTCGGGGAGCGTGCGCAGTGATCTCCGGTCGTCGTGCTGCTCTCGCTGCCGCCGCTCCGGTGCTGGTGCCGCCCGCTGTGGTGGCGCTGGCCCGCGCCGGCCGGCTCCCCGGCGCGCTGGTGCTGGCCGGACTGTTCGCCGCGTACGTCGCGGTGGAGGTGGTGTCGTGGCTGCGGCGGGAGCGTGCCCGCCGCGCCACCGTCCGGGCGTTGCTCCGGTCGCGGGGTCGGGTCCTCGCTGATGTGACCGAATCCCGTGAGGGGTGGGTCGCGTGATCGGCCGTCTGCTCCGCCGCTTCGCCGACCCGATCGTCCGCCGCCAACTCGTACGGGCCATCGCCGCGAGGGATGCCGCCCGGGCCGAAGCCCGCCGGCTGGACAAGCGGCTACGAGCCGAACAGCGCGCAGTCGCCGCGCTGCGGCAGATCACCGAACGGTGGCAGTCCATCGCCCGGAACGCGCTCGAAGCACAGCAAGGAGAACCGAAGTGAGCACCGAGAAGCCGACGATCTACGCCGCGCTGTCGTCCGTGATGGCCGCGGTCCAGTCGGTGCGGAAGGCCGACCGGAACACCGAACAGAACTACGTCTTCCGTGGCATCGACGCCGTCGTCAACGCCGTCGGGCCGGAGCTGCGGAATCACGGGGTTCTTGTCATCCCGGAGTTGCTCGACGTCGGCTATCGGGATGTCTTGACCTCCCGCGGGAAGCCGTCGCGGGAGTGCACGGTCCGGGTCAGGTACCGGTTCTACGGCCCGGCGGGGGACTTCATCGACTGCGTGTCTCCTGGTGAGGCGATGGACTTCGGTGACAAGGGCACGGCGAAGGCGATGAGCGTCGCGTTCCGGGTGGCTCTGCTCCAGGCCTTGTGCATTCCGACCGACGAGCCGGACGCGGACTCGCACACGTACGAGCGTGCCCGGGACGACGAGTGGAAGGCCGCGGCACCGCCGACGGAAGCGCAGACGGCGGCGTATGACGCGCTGCTGGCCGAGCTCGTCGCGGTGACGGAGCGGGCCGGTATCGGGGCGGTGGGGAAGAAGTGCAAGGCCGCGGTCACCGCCGGGGATATCACTCAGGCGCAGTACGACGCGCTCGACCAGCGTGCCGGTGACCGGATCGCGGACCTTCGGCGGGCCGAGCAAGAGCAGCCGGCCGAAGCCGCACCGGTGGAAGCGGGCCAGGGATGAGCGTGCTGTCGATGCCGGTGCTTCCGGACTGTGACGCCTGCGGCTGGCCCGTCGTGGCGCAGGTCGACGGCGACGGCGCCCGCGAAGTGTGCGAGGGCTGCGCCCTGGAGTGGCGTCCGTTCCCGATCTTCGACGGGATCCGCCGCGCCATCGCCGCGGTGCGGATCCTCGGTGCGGATGTGCAGCCGGTCCTGTGCCGGGCGTGTACCGAGGGGCGGCACGTCAGGTGTTGGCGGGTGCGGTGCACCTGCGACCACCCGGAGGTGCCGGGTGCTGCGTAGGAACCTCACTCCGAGCCGTAAGAAGGCCATCAAGCGGACGATGCTCGCCCGGCGGTGGAATGCCACCGGCCCGTCCTCGGAGGTCGTTGACGCGGTGTACGAGCGGGCCGGCTGGTCCTGCGAAGTGTGCACCGAGGGAGTCGGGGACCGGCGGGGGATCGACCACCACATCCACCACCGGCGGCCGCGCGGCGCCGGTGGCAGCAAACGGCCGGACACGAACCTGCCCAGCAACCTGCTGCTGCTGTGCCCGCCCTGCCATGCGCAGATCGAGTCGCATCGGGCGATCGCGCAGTCGATGGGCTGGCTTGTCGTCCAGTCCGCCGACCCGGCGACTGTGGCTGTGCTGGTGCAGCGGGACCGGTGGGTGTACCTGACCGTCGATGGCCGGTACGCCGACGAACCGCCGGCAGGTGCGTGATGGGCGAGATCGAGAAGGGCTGCCAGAAGGTCGCCTACGCGTCCCGGAAGACCGCCCGCCGAGCCATCCGCAGCAAGCACCCCGGCGAGCAGCTCCGCGCCTACCGCTGCCACCGGTGCGGCTGGTTCCACGGCGGGCACAACCCGCCAGCAGTCAAGCAAGGACTGATGACCGCCGTCGAGTACTACGCCCGCTGGTTCCAGCCCACTACCCGAGAGGAAACCCACCATGGCTGACGAGATGCCCGACCCGCCGACCGGGGAGTGTGCGCACTGCGCGAAGCCGGCAACGAAGTGGTGGCGGCTACTCGGTGGCGACGGACCGGCCGGGTTCGGTTACCGGCCCGTCTGCGACGACCACTACGAAGCCGAGCGCGAAGACCGCAACGACGCGATCCGCCAGGCGTTGGCGGTGATGCGCAATGCCCGCTGACCTGTCCCCGGTAGAGACCCTACGAGCAGCCGCCGAGAAGCTGCGGACGCTGGCCGGGAACGCAACCCCGGGCGAGTGGTACCCGGACTGGGACTCCGGCGTCTACGCGATGCCGGACACGTCGGCGAAGTACGTGATCTCTGGTGGCAGCGTGACGTACGACAACACGCAGTGGATCGCGTTGGTGCATCCGGGGATAGCTGGACCCCTCGCTGGCTGGCTGGAGCGAGAAGCGTTCATCGCCGAGTCCGTCGGCACCGAGATGGCCGAGTCTCCCGATGGGTACCTGTCGTGGCCGCTGGCGGTCGCCCGGGTACTGCTGGGGGTGCCCGATGGGCGTTGAGAAGCCGAAGCGCGGCGAGTGCTCTGTGTGCGGCGAGTTCCGCAACCTGACCAAGGCGGGCGTACTCCGGCACCACGCCGGGGACCGCTGGTACGCCGGCCAACGGCAGTACCGGTGCGATGGTGCCGGGCTGCCGCCGAAGGAGTCGACCGATGGCCGTTGAGGAGACCACCGACGACAGCAGCCGCTACCGGTGCGACAACTGCCAGCGGGCCGCCGACTACTGGCCGAGCCCGTACCCGGGCGTGTCGATCGAGGAGACGGTACGGGCCGCCGGGTGGCGGATCGGCCGCCCGTACGGGAGTCCGGCGTGTTACTGCCCGGAGTGCGTCGACGTGGACCGGGGCTACTGGTCCCGGCGGGCGCTTGCCCAGGCGGCTCAGGCGGGGCTGTCGTGAGCCGGCAAGATCCCGGAGCCGCTGAAGGTCGGGGCGTGTACCCGCCGATCCGGCGCTGCGTGTGCGGTGAGACGGAGACGGTACACACCCTCACCGACGGCCGGCGGGGTGGCTGCCCGCAGTCGGGTTGCCGGCGGTTCGAGCCGGTCCCGGACCCGGCCCCGTCCCGCTGCCCGACCTGCGGAGCCGGCTGGTCCGCGATCGAAGCAGCCCGGAGAACGCCATGACCGATCCGATCCTCGCCGAACTGCGGCTCATCCGGCTCGCATCCGGCCGCCGGTCGGTCGACGTCGCCCGGGCTGCGGGCATCGACCCGGCGTCCCTGTCGTACTGGGAGTGCGGCCGGAAGAGTCCGCACCTGTCGAAGCTCCGGCACGTGCTCGATGAGTTGGGGTTGGACCTGGCGATCGTCGAGAAGGAGCAGCCGTGACCGGGTGGTCGTTCCGATGCGTGTGGCCCGTCAACGACGACGAACTCGGCTACAAGACCGCGGTCCGGATCGCGGAAGCGGAGCTTGAGGAACGGGCGGCCGAGGTTGGGGCGAAGATCGTCGGTCCGGCCGATTTCCGGATGGTCGAGCACGACGACCCCGACGAGTGGCCGCACACCCCACTCACGTTGGTTGCGGTCGCGGACGCGGTGCCGTTGCGGCCGACCCGGGAGCAGATGCCGCAGGTCATTTCCTTCTACGCCGATCAGGGGCTCAGCGATCGGCAGATCGGCCGGGAGTTGGGGATCCCTCGGGATTCGGTGATCTACGTGCGTCGGAAGCACGGGATTGCGGCTGGGGTGCCGTCGACGCATCAGCGGGACGTGGCATGACTCCGCAGCGTCCTCGCTGGCGGTGCACCGTACCCGGCTGTCCGGCGAACCGGTGGCAGGTGTTGCGGACGTGGGTTGGGGATCCGCTCGACGCCGCCGTGCAAGTCCTACAACGGCACAACCAGCAAGAGCACAAGGAGTCGAAGTGAGCCGGCTACTCGCTGTAGATCTTCGCCACGTACTCGCGGGTGTACCCGGTGCGGCGTGCGGCTTCGCTCTTCGACATGCCGCCGTTGATGGCGTCGACGATGGCGGCGTGCAGCTCGGTGCGGCGCTTGGCCAACTGTTGCTCGGCGCGACGGAACGCCCGCGTCGCTTCTTCGAGGGTGTCGGCCACGTCGCCGAGTGTGACACGCGGCAGGGGGTGAAGCAATAGCGCGAACCGGGTTCGCGACGGCGTGTCGCATTGCGGATGAGAAGTCATTCCGCGAACATAGTTCACAGCACAGACGTACGAATGGAGCCCCAACCCGTGCCACGTATTCGATCCATCAAGCCGGAGTTCTGGAAGAGCGAGGCGATCGCCGCGCACCCGTTCCGGACCCGGCTGACGTTCATCGGGCTCTGGACGTACGTCGACGACAACGGGGTCGGGATCGACAACCCGAAGCTGATCGCGGCCGAGCTGTTCGCGTTGGAGGATGACCCTCGCGAGGCTCTCGCGAACGTTCGCGAGGATCTCGCGAGGCTTTCCGAAGCCGGCCGAATCGTTCGCTACACCGTCGACGGGAAGTCGTTCCTGGCCATCGTCAACTGGCGCGAGCATCAGAAGATCGACAAGCCGGGCAAGCCCCGCTATCCGCAGCCCGATGACCCGCGAGCTGTGCCGACACCTGCCGTGAACAGGGATTCTCCACCGGTTCTCGAAGTCGTCGCGGAACCCTCGCGAGAGTCTCGCGAGACCGTCGCGAGATCCCCGCGCCTGGAACAGGGGATCAGGGATCAGGGAACAGGGGATCAGGGAGTTCCGCCTACGGCGGGCGCGCTGACGCTCGCCGCGCCCGACACGACCCAAGCTCTCATCGGCGAATGGATCGAGCACTGCCCGAACCGGCCACCCGGGAACGTCATCGGCCAAGTCTCGAAGCTGATCAAGAACATGCTCGGCGAAGGGATCGCCGCCCCGCACGTCCGGCGCGGACTCGCCGAGTGGGCGCGCAAGGGCTTGCACCCGTCGACCCTTCCGTCCGTCGTCAACGAGGTCATGAACGCCGGAGCCGGATCACAGGCCCGGAAGCCGTCGACGGCCGATCAGCGGTTCGGCGACGCGATGCAACTCGCCGCCCGGTTCGCTCAGGAGGAAGCGTCATGAACCTGTCCCAAGTCGCCACCATCCTTGCGCTCGCCGCCACCCGCGACCGTCGCACCGTCGGAGAGACCGACGTACGCGCCTGGCATCAGGACATCGGGGATCTCGACTTCGAAGACGCCCGTGACGCGGTCAGCGCGCACTTCCGGGAGTCGACGGAGTACCTGATGCCGGTCCACGTCCGCCGGCTCGCCGCCGACATACGACGTGAGCGGCACCGGATCGAGCGGGAACTCGAACAGCGCCGCGAGTTGGAGGCGTACGCCGCGACAGCCGGCCCGCTCACCGACCGGTCTGCGGACATCCGCGCACTCGTCGGCCAGGTCCGCGACGTCCTCCCGGAGGGCGACCGGGAGGCGTTGAAGCCCCGCATGGTGGCGTGGGAGCGGGAACACCGGGCGTTCACGCGGCAGGAGACCGCCGAACCGAACCCGGACTACGACCCGTCGATGCGCCCGGTGCCGGAGTGGAACCGCAGCAAGAACCCGCCGGCCGGCGAGTGGTGGGAAGACGAAGCAGCTCGGGAGCGGCACGCGAAGCAGCTGCTGGCCGAGGCCGGCCGGCTCGCGGGACGGGATCCGTCGTGATCGAGATCGTGGAGCCGCCGAACATCACCGGCTGCGCCCCCTGCGGCTCCCCACTCATCTGGCTGTACTCGGCCCGGCGTGGGGTGTGGGTCGCGTTCGTTGACGCACCGGACGCGGGACCGCATGCGATCCGGCCGCACCCGTGCCGGCACGCGCAGGATCCGGCGACGTGGCGGGAGCTTCGCTCCGGTGATCCGCCGTCGGCCGCGTATCTCGAAGCCCGGAAAGCCCTGAAGAGCATCACCGAGAAGGAGTGAGCACCTTGACCACCGAACCAACCGAGCGGCCGGTGAGTACTTCCAACCCCCACCCCAACCCGCGCGACTTGATCGCCGAGTGCGCGGACGCGCTCTACATGTCGCCGCCGGAACGCACCGACGAGTGGGACGGCGTCGCAGCCGTCGTCGCTCCGGTCGTCCTGCGGTGGGCCGCCGACGAGATGAAGGCGTACCCGCTTGGGGTGGCGATGTTCGGCCGGCTGCGAGAGATGGCCGACGCCATCGAGCGGAACGGGACTGGAAAGGGCTTCCCTTCGTCCGTGGGCGCGTCTGTGGTGTCCGCCGAGGGTTCCGGACACCCCCAACCCGTCACGACGCCCTACGACGGTCCGACGTACACGGTCGGCGGTCCCGGGTGGGTGCAGCCGGCCGGCTGGGTGTCGGCGGAGGAGATGGAGCGGATGGAAGGTGCGGACGATGTCTGACCAGACCCCGAGCGCCGGTTGGCCGCACGCTGGCCCGGACGAGTTCACCCCGTACCTCGCCGAGCAGTTGAAGAACCCCGAGGTGCGCGCCGCATACGAGGCTGAGAGAGCCGAGCAGACCCCGATCCCCGCCGAAGTCCGAGAGGTCGCGGACCGGATCGAGCACTCGTACCCCGTCAACGACTGGGCGGCACACGGATTCGTCGAAGGGCTGGCTGCTGGTCGTACCGCATCGGGATGTTGCCAGGACGCCGTCGATTCAGACGGGCACACCCATGCCGAGACCTGCGTCTACCTACTCGGCTTGCGAACAGGGCGGGTCGAGGGTCGTACCGCAGCAGCCGCAGACATCCGGGCGTACGCCGACGATCAGGAGCGGGCGGCGAAGGAGCGACCATCGGCCGGCGAGGTCCGTCGACAGGTCGGCGCCGTGGTGAATGCGTACCGGACGGCTGCTCGTGTTGCAGAGAACGGAGCAGACCGACCGTCGGTCCAGAGAACTGCCCAGGTGGCGATCGACTGCGGCGGTTGCGGAGACACCATCTGGCCGACGGAGACCGTGTACGAGGTCGGCGACGGCCGGGTGCGCTGCGTGATCTGTCAGGTCAAGGCCCCGAGCCGGGCGGGAGCCGACCAGTGACCGCCCCGACTCCCGAACCTGTAACCAATGCTGATGAGTTCGCCCCGGACCCCGCCGACGTTGAACTCGTCGCCGACGCGCTCGCCCGCACTCACTGCTGGGACGGTATCTGCGAGGTGGCCGACGCGGCTCCGGCCACCGCCGAGTCCTTCCGCCACGACGCCAGAGCCATCGCCGCAGCGTTGACCGAGGCGGGTCGACTGCTTCCCTCAGGCACCCGACCGTCCGTGTTGCCGATGCACTACCTGGATGACGTCGTGGATGTGCAGGTTCGTGCGACCGCGTACGAGTACGGCGCGGGGCAGCCCGGCGTTGGTGTGCAGCTGACGCTGGACGATGGCCGAATCACTCTGGCCGCGCGGCTGCCGGTTTTTCCGGCGAGGGATCTGGCAGTAGCCGTCCTGGCGGCGGTTGGCCCGTGGGTGCCCGTCCCCACCACCCCGCCGGTTCCTTCTTCTCCTGAGGAGACACCCCATGCATGATCCTTCGTTCCTGCTCTTCGACGTCCGCCCGATCCGGCTCGACGTGTGGCACGACGAGCCTGACGGCCACGACGCGTTCGAGGTCTGCGGCCACGCCCCGCACGGCACCCGCCGGATCATGTGGGCGCTCCGGCACCGCCGGCACCTGCACTACCGCTGGTGGCCGTACCTGAACGTCCGACGCTGGATCGTCGACCGGTGCGACGGCTGCGGCCAGCGGTTTCGCTGGAAGGAAGCCCGCCACTCCTACCAGTCCACCAATCGGGTGTGGCACGACGCGTGCATGAGCCTGCGGCACGTCCGGTCGCAGCTCGACGACATCACCGCGTACGTCCGGGCCGAGGCCGACTCCAACGCCCGCTGGCGGGTCGAGCACCGGCTGAAGAACCTGGACAAGGCCGGGGATCCGTCGTGAGTACGCGGGTTCGTCCGGTGGTCTCGCTGCCGGGCCGCCGGGCGAACACGGCGGATCCGAACAACCGCGTCTCGACGTGTAAGCGGTGCCGGCTCGGGATCTTCAAGTCCCAGCCGTATCGGTGGCAGACGGGCCGGATGACCGGCCTGGTCCACGACAACTGCGAAGGAGACACCCGGTGAAGCACGTGATCGAGACGATCGAGGGTTGGGTGCCGTCGACGTTTTCGAAGACGGCGATGCGGTGGATGCCGCCGGAGCTGGCCGAGGCGGCGCGGGTTCGGGTGGGTGAGGAGTTGCTGGCGGCCGCGGTCGAGGCGGGCGAGGTCGCTCCGGAGCCGACCCGGTGAGCCGCCGGATCGTCCCGAAGCCGGACATAGCCCGGATCGTGGCCGAGGTCTTCGACGCGCAGACTCCCACGCCGACCAAGCCCGCAGTGACCCTCCCGGCCCGACTCCGTGCGTGCGTCGGCCGCACCGGCGGCATGCAGTGCTGGGCTCCGGTGCACGTCCAGCTGGAGAGCATCCCGCTCTGCGCGGAACACCTGCGGCTGATTGAGGAAGCAATCACCGCGCTCAAGGGTCCGATCGCGGATCCCGCCGAGGGATTCCACGTCGTGGCTCAGGCTGTCGTCTACTACATCGGCGACCGGGAGTCGCGCGAGGTGAAGATCGGCACCACGACTCGACTTCGGCACCGCTTTATGACCTTCGCCAGCTTCCGCCGACAGGTCGTCTTGCTGGCGACAGAGCCAGGATCTCGCACGCTGGAGCGAAAACGGCACCGTCAGTTTCGGACGCTGCGGGTGCACGGCGAGTGGTTCCGCAAGGCGCCCGTACTGATGGAGCACATCGGCCGCGTTCGACTGGAGCACGGGATTCTCCTCACCGGCGACGGACAGTTGCCGCCGTGGGCCGTCGCTCCCATCCGGGGTTCGGGCCCGAACACCGGCGATGTCTCACCGCAAGCCGGGGCAACCCGGGACGAAAGGATGCCCGTATGAACCGCGGATCAGTGCTGTGTGTGGTGTGCCCCGTCTACCGCCCCGCCGGCCGGCCCCGACTCCCCGACTTCGCCCCGGTCTGCACCCCGTGCCGGGACCGGGTCCAGTCGGAGCTGACCGAGATCCCGGACGCGTACGCGCTCATCCCCGCCAGCTTGGAGCCAGGCACCGGTACCGGGGTGAAGGTGTCCGGCACCCGCACGGCGCCGATCCCGGTCCGGCTCGACGCACTCAACCTGCTTGTCGGCGCGCCCGGGCACGTCGCGGACCCGCACGGCGACCAGCACGGCCCGATCCCACCAGTCGTCGTACTCGACCAGTGGGTGGCGGACTGGATCTCCACCCGCGACCAGGCCGAACACCGACCCGTGCCGACGATCTCGACCCTGACAGGCTGGCTGCTGGCCCGACTCGACTGGGCATTCGACCACCATCCGGCCGTCGACGACTTCGCCCGCGAGATCCGCGACACCCTCCGTGCGATCCGGGGCGTGACCGAGTCGAACCGTTCGGGTGAGTACATCGGTAGGTGTCCAGCGAAGCTGCGCGACGAGTCGCGCTGTCAAACGGGGTTGTACGCAGACCCGTACCTGGACTTGATCACCTGCCCTCGCTGCTCGACTGGCTGGCCGCGCCGTAGCTGGCTTGCTCTCGCCGCCGCACAGGATGATGTACGAGACGGCGAAGGAGCAGCAGCGTGAAGGCTCGGGAAGCGTGGTGCGTCGGCTGCCCTCGGCGGATCTACCGTCGCCGTTGGCTCTGGCGGGACCGGTACGGCGACGTCACGTGCGCGTACCGGTGGGCCGGACTGTGGCTGCACAAGCCCAGCCGCGAAGAGCGCAAGGACGTGGCGCCGTGAAGCGCACCACCTTCACCACCACCGAAGCCGCCTTCCTGGCCGGCGTCGACGCGCGCTCGTTCGTCCGCTGGGCTCGGGAGCGTGGGATCGAACCGGTCCGTCGGATGCGGATCGGCCGCTCCACCGTCACCCTGTGGGCGCGGGCGGATCTACTCGCGGCGAGTCAACTTGACGTTGACGCGTGTGCGTGCTGAACTGACCATCATCGCCGCACTGTCTGATCGTCGGCGTTCCCAAGCATCCCGCCCCGGACCTTCACGGCCGGGGCGTTCTGCTACCCGGAGGTGCGCATGCTCCGGTCCTACGTCTGCCCCAACGCCGGCACCCGAGACGACGGCGACGTCCCGATCCGGATGCGGGTCGGAGACAACGACGAGTGCGAGATCGGCACGATCACCGAACCTGCCGGGCTACCCGCTCTGCTGCGCGCTGCTGCCGAGTACTTCGAGAGCGAAGCCGCACAGGACTGATGCCCACCCGAACCTCCCGCGTCTGCCCCGGCTGCCGACAGTCGATCCCACCCGGCCGCTGCCCCACCTGCGATCAAAGCTGGGTACGTAAGCCGCAATCGTGGGCGGGGGGTAGCACCCGGCGTTGGCGCCGGCTCCGGCAGGCCAAGCTCGATCACAACATCGAGCACAACGACGGCTTGTGTGAACGGTCCTGCGGCCGACTCGCCGTCGAGGTTCACCACGAGGGCGGCATGCCCACCCCCGCCGACCGGTACCGGTGGGACATCTTGCGCGCACTCTGCTCGCCGTGCCACGCAGAAGCGACTCAAGCCGAGTCCCAAGCGGCACGCAGCGGGTAGGGGAGTCGAAATCGCTAGGAATCGGACATAGGGACACCGCGCCGGTGGTGAAGCGCGTGGCGTCTCACAATCGATCAATGGGGGGTGACTGTGCGTGGCTGCTAACGCGGGTCGTACCCCTGCCGCTCCGGCTCTCCGGCTGGTGACCGGCCGTTCCCCGGGGACGGATTCGGGCGGCCGGCCGGTCAAGACCCCGCCGGCGTTCAAGCGGCTTCCGCCGTCTCCGCCGACCTGGTTGGGCGAGCTGGCCCGGGCCGAATGGGATCGCGTCGTTCCGGAGCTGTCCCGGCTTGATCTCGTCAAGGAGGTCGACGCTGCGGCGCTCGCGTCGTACTGCGAGATGTACGAGACGTTCGTGAAGGCCACCGAGGATGTCCACGAGCGCGGACTGGTGGTCGAGAACAAGTCGGTGAAGAAGGACGGGACCGAGTCGACCTGGTACACCGCCAACCCCGCCGTCGCGGTGCAGCGGAATGCGCAGGCCGCGATCCGGGCGTGGTGTTCGGAGTTCGGGCTGACTCCGGCGGCGGAGAACAAGGTCGCGAAGGGGTCGAGCGATGACGGGGACGACTCGAACCCGTACGCGTAAGCCCGCCGGGCCGACGCTTCCCCCGAAGGCGGATCTCGACCGGCTCAAGCTCAGCCCTGAGGTGGCGTGGTATCTGCTGTCGCGGGGGATCCCGCTGCCGGACTGTCCGCCGAGGTGGAAGACGCCGGAGCCGCGGGCGTTGAAGGGCGCCCGGTTCGATCCGGAGCGGGTCGACCGGGTCATCGGGGCGATGCGGCACCTGAAGCACACGAAGGGTTCGCAGTTCGCCGGGCGGCCGCTGGTGCCGGATCCGTGGCAGGTCGCGTACGTGATCGCCCCGGTGTTCGGGTGGGTGCGGGAGTCGTCGGGGCATTGGGCGCGGATCATCTCGAACCTGTACGTCGACATTCCTCGACGGAACGGGAAGACGACCCTTGCCGGCGGGTTGGCGATGTACCTGACCTGCGCGGACGGGGAAGACGGCGCTGAGGTGTACGCGCTCGCCGCAGGCAAGGATCAGGCGCGGAAGACGTTCGACCCGGTGAAGGCGATCGCGGAGAAGTCCCCGGCGGTGGGCCCGAACGTGAAGTGTCTCGCGGACAAGATCGTGCACAAGCGGTCCGGTTCGTTCTTCCAGGTCGTGTCGTCGGTTGCGGACTTGATGCACGGCGCGAACGTGCACGGGGCGGTCATCGACGAGCTGCACGTACACAAGAAGCCGGACCTGGTGGAGACGGTGGAGACGGGCACCGGGTCGCGGCTGCAACCACTGGTTGCCATCATCACCACCGCCGACGACGGCCGGATGGACACCATCTACGCCCGGAAGCGGAAGTACGTCGAGCAGCTCGCCCGGAAGGTCATCAAGGACTCGTCGACGTACGGCGTCGTCTGGTGCGCCGAGAAGGACGACGACCGGTTTGCAGAGTCGACGTGGCGGAAAGCGAACCCGGGCTACGGGATCTCGCCGACGAAGGAGTACATCGAGCGGGCTTCCCGCCGGGCGCAGAACAGCCCGGCCGAGCTGGCGTCGTTCGAACGGCTGCATCTCGGGATCCGAACGAAGCAGGCCGAGAAGTACATCGAAATGCCGGTGTGGGACCGGCCGAAGAACGCCACCGTGATCGACCCGGCCGCGTTCCACGGCAAGCCGGCGTACGGCGGGCTCGACCTGGCCGCCACCTCCGACCTGCTGGCGATGGCGTGGACGTTCCCCGCCGATGACGGCTCGTACGACACGATCTGGCGGTACTGGACGCCGGAGGACAACATCCGCCGGCTCGACGAACGCACCGCGGGCATGGCAACCGTCTGGGTGCGGCAGGGCTGGCTACAGACCACCCCTGGTGACGTCGCCGACTACGACTTCGTCCGGGCGGACATCAACACCGACCGGGAACGGTTCGACGTGCGGGAGATCGCGTACGACCCGTGGAACTCGACCCAGCTGGTGAACAACCTGACCGACGACGGCGCGACGATGACGCAGATGCGGCAGGGCTACGTGTCGATGTCCCCGCCGACGAAGGAAATCCTGCGGCTGCTGCGTTCGGGGATGTACCGGCATGGCGGTAACCCCATCACCCGCTGGTGTGTCGACAACCTGGCCGTGTCGATGGATCCGGCCGGGAACCTGAAGCCGGACAAGTCGAAAGCCGGCGACAAGATCGACGGGTTCGTGGCTGCCGTGATGGCCCTGGATCGGGCGATCAACCGTCCCAAGGTCCGTGTGTCCGCGTACGAGTCCGGCGCCGGCCTGATGGTCGTCTGAGGCGTGGAGGTGCCAGTGCTCACCGTGCGCCGCAGGAAGGTCGTTGTGAACCTGATCGACGGGCGGGCGATCGTCGGCGACCGGCACTGGTCGTGGCCGTGGCAGGTCGTCGTCTCGGCTGCCCACCTGGCCCGCCCGGGTGGGGACTCGGTGCCGATCGACGGCAAAGCGATCGTCCCCCGGCACCGGATCGACTTCGTACAGGTGGTGGGCTGAGTGGCGTTCATCGTCAGCAACGGCTCGCTACAGGCGTTGGAGCCGAACCGGCAGTTGGTGTCGTCGTGGCCCGGCTACGCCGCCACGATCTCCCGCTACCACACCCTGACGTACGGGGAGATCTACCGAGCGCAGCCGGCGGTCCGGACTGTCGTCGAGTTCCTGGCCCGCAACCTTGCCCAGCTCGGGTTGCACTCGTACCGGCGGATCTCCGACACCGACCGGGAACGGCTCACCGACCACCCGCTGTCGCGTCTGCTCGGCGCACCGAACCCGACCACGACCACGTTCCGGCTCATCCGGGCGCTCGTCTCCGACAAGGCCGTGTACGACGACGCGTACTGGGTGAAGCTCCGCGCCGCGTCCGGTGAGCCGATCGGGTTGCGGCGTATCGCCCCGTGGCGGGTCGAAGCACTCGGCCCGGACTGGACCGACCCGGAGACGTACCGGATCCACGGCTCCCGTGGGCATCTGGACGTCGATCGGACGTCGGTGGTGCACTTCCGTGGCTACAACCCGACCGACTCACGGCACGGCTCTTCGCCGATCGAAGCCCTCCGCCAAACCCTGGCGGAGGAGTACGCGGCGGCGCAGTGGCGGGAGCAGATGTGGTCCAACGGTGCCCGTGTCTCCGGCTACCTGCAACGTCCGGTCGACGCCCCGCCGTGGTCCGATCCGGCGAAGAAGGGCTTCAAAGCCGACTGGCAGGCGCAGTACACCGGCGACGGGCCGCAGGCCGGTGGGACGCCGATCCTCGAAGACGGCATGACGTTCGTCCCCGCCAGCATCAACCCGAAGGAAGCGCAGTACGTCGAGTCGCGGAAGCTGACCCGGGAAGAAGCGGCGTCGGCGTACCACATCGCCCCGCCGCTGGTCGGGATCCTGGATCACGCCACTTTCTCCAACATCAAAGAGCAGCACAAAGCCCTGTACCAGGACACGCTTGGGCCGTGGTGTGCCGAGATCGAACAGGAGATCGGGCTTCAGCTCATCCCCGACCTGCCCGACTCCGGCCGGGTGTACGTCGAGTTCAACATGCGGGAGAAGCTGCAAGGCTCGTTCGAGGAACAGGCCCAGCAGTTGCAGGCCGCCGTCGGGGCGCCGTACATGACCCGCAACGAGGCCCGGGCCACCCAGAACCTTCCGAGCATCGACGGCGGCGACGAACTGATTGTGCCGCTGAACGTCCTCGAGGGCGGGCTGGCGTCACCGCAGGACACCGCCCCGAAGGCGTTGCCCCGACGGGTGAAGGCGTACCGGGCCCGGGTGAAGGGTCGCGCCCCGGCGATGCTGGACGCGTCCGGCGAGCAGACGATGAAGTCGTTCTTCGCTCGACAGTCCGCCGCCGTGGCGAGCCGGCTCGGCGCCGGCAAGGCCCGCGGTAAGGCCTCGCTCGGGGAAGCGTGGGACGCCGACCGCTGGGATCGGGAGCTCGCCGACGACCTCCTGGCGCTGGCGCTGTCGGCCGCGAAGGCGGTAGCGCAGGCGATCCTCGCCGCGCTTGGCTTCGACCCGGAACGGTACGACGAGCCGCGGACGCTGGCGTTCCAGCGCGCCGTCGCCGAACGTGCCGCGCGCAGCATCAACGAGGTCACCCGCACCCAGCTGGAGACGGCGCTGGACTCCGACGACCCCGGCCCCGCCGTGGCGAAGGTGTTCGAACGAGCGCAGTCCCAGCGGGCCGGAGAGATCGCCCGCACCTCCGTTACTGCCGCCAGCGGGTTCGGGACACAGGAAGCGGTGAAGCAGACCGGCCGCCGGGCGACGAAGACATGGCTCGTCACGAGCAACAACCCGCGACCGACGCACCTGGTCATGAACGGCCAGACGGTCGACATCGAAGCCCGATTCAGCAACGGCGCGGAATGGCCCGCTGACGCCGCCCTACCCGTCGATGAGGTTGCCGGGTGCCAGTGCGAACTGGAGATCAGCGTGGAGGACGACGATGAGGACTAAGGCATTCCGGGCCCACGTCAAGGCGGACGGCCAGGATGGGCTCGCGGACGGCCAGTTCGACGCCGTTGTCTCGGTGTTCGGCAACGTGGATCACGGCGGTGACGTCGTGCTTCCCGGCGCGTTCTCTCGCACGCTCAACGAGTGGAAGTCCAGCGGCGACCCCATCCCGGTCATCTGGTCGCACCAGATCGGCGACCCGGAGTCCCACGTCGGGTACGTGCTCGACGCCGCCGAGCTGCTTCCCGGCGACGAGCGGCTTCCTGACAAGCTCAAGAACAACGGCGGGCTGTGGGTCCGAGGGCAACTCGACCTCGACGCGCCCCGCGCCGCGACGGTTCACCGGCTCCTCAAGGGGCGCCGCGTGAAGCAGTTCTCGTTCAGCTACGACATCCGCGACGGCGCGCTCGGTGAGCGCGACGGGCGCGACGTGTACGAGCTTCGCGACCTCGACCTGTTCGAGGTTGGCCCCACCCTGATTGGGATGAACGCCGCGACCGAACTGGTCGGAGCGAAGTCCGCGCACCACTGCCGTACCTGCACCTGCGGGGACGGTTCCGACAGTAAGCAGGCCAAGCCAGCACCGGCCAACGGAGACGAGGAGCAACCGGGCGACGGTCCGGAAGCCAAGTCCACCGCGCCCTTCCTGAGCCCCGCCGATGTCCTGCTGTCGCTCCAGGTCGACGCACTCGCGTACGACCTCGACATCTGACACCGGAGGAAACACCTCATGAGTACCGCAACCCTGGAACGGCTCCGCAAGGAGCTGACCGACGCGCTCACCCCGGCCCGGGACCTGGCCGCGAAGGCGGAAGCCGAAGGCCGGGACCTGACCGGCGAGGAGCGTGGCCAGATCGAGGCCGCAGTGAAGGCCGCGACCGCCGTCAAGGCCCGGATGGACGCCGCCAAGGCGGACTCCGACCTGACCAAGCAGCTCGGCGAACTCGGCGACGGCATCGGGCTCCTGCCCGAAGCGGCGAAGGGCCGCGACGACGTTGGCTCCGACGGCGCCGCACTGTGGACGCCGCGCAAGGGCGAGACGATCGGTGCCGCGTTCGCGAAGTCCCGCCAGCTCGGGGAACTGCTGAAGCGGTACCCGAACGGGCGGATCCCGGAGCGGGCCGTCATCTCGTCGGAGCCGTTCGCCGCGAAGGCGCTCGTCACCGGATCCAGCGACACCTCCGCCGGGGCGTTCGTCGAGAACGACTACCGCGGTCTTCAGGTCGGGCTGGACGTGTTCCAGCGTCCGCTGACGATCCGGTCGCTGGTCACGAACGGCACCACCAGTTCGGACACCGTCGAGTACGTGCGGGTCACCGGCATCACGAACAACGCGTCGCCGGTAGCCGAGTCGACCACGACCGCGGACCCGGGCTCGATGAACGCGGCGAACGGCGTCAAGCCGGAGTCGGCGCTGGCGCTCCAGAAGGTCACCGAGACGGTCAAGACGATCGCGCACTGGCTCCCGGCGACGACCCGGGCCCTGTCCGACGCCGGGCAGATCCGGACCCTGATCGACACCTTCCTCCGCTACGGCCTGGAGGAGGAACTGGAAGACCAGATGATCAACGGGTCGGGTTCGGGTGAGAACTTCACCGGCATCGGCACCGTCTCCGGTACCCAGTCGCAGGCGTGGGACACGAACGTCCTCACCACGACCCGGAAGGCCCGGACCCTGGTCCGGACCGTCGGCCGGTCGATCCCGACCGCGTACGTGATGAACCCCGCCGACTGGGAGACCATCGACCTGTTGCAGGACAACGAGAACCGCTACTACTTCGGCGGTCCGATGCGGCTCGGCCAGCCGACCCTGTGGGGTCTGCCGGTCATCGAGTCCGAGGCGGTCGCCGCCGGCACCGCGTACGTCGGCGACTGGCGCAAGGCCGTCCTGTGGGACCGGGAGCAGGCCAGCATCACCGTGTCGAACTCGCACGCCAACTTCTTCATCCGGAACATGGTGGCGATCCTCGCCGAGATGCGGGCCGCGTTCGGTGTGATCCAGCCGTCCGCGTTCGTCGAGATCGACATGTCGGCGAGCTGATCGACATGGCTTACCTGAACCCCGCCGCCGGTGCCCGCAGGTCCGACTACGCCGAGGTCGCCGTGACTGCCGTGGCCACTGCGAACGCGGACGCGACCTACGGGCAGCCCGAAGCCGATCTGATCAACGAGTTGAAGACCAAGCTCAACGCCGTCCTGGTCGAGCTGCGCAAGGCCGGGATCCTTCTCCCGTGACCCGGTCGGACGGCTGCCCGCTGTGCGGCGCCAACCACGCCACCTGCGGGCAGCCGTCCGAGTCCCAACCCGTCGACATCTTGAAGGAGCGGACAGTGGGCACCTACACCCAGAAGTACCGGGTGACCGTGAACGGGCACCCGACGACGATGAAGCTGTCGGCGGAGGACGCGGAGAACTACCCGGACGCCGAACTCCTCGACGACGCCGAGCCGGCGGCCAGGCCGGCGGCGAAGCAGCGTCGGGCGCCGAACAAGGCGCGTACTGCCGAGAACAAGTCGGCGGAGTAGTCCGATGGCGCTGGTGACCCCGGAGCAGTTCGCGACCTGGTACCAGCGCCCGATGTCCGCTGCCCAGACTGCCGCAGCGGCGATGCTGCTCGACGCCGTCTCCGGCGAGGTGCAGGACTACTGCGGCTGGCACATCGCACCCGTCGTCACCGAAGAGGTCACCGTCGACGGCTCCGGCGGGCATGTGCAACTCCTGCCGACACTGAAGCTGCTCGACCTGATCGCGGTGACCGAGTCCGGTACCGCGCTGGACGTCGCGGACGTGCAGTGGTCGGAGGGCGGTTGGATGCGCCGGTCCGGGCGGTGGACGTGCGACCTGCGCGGGGTCGTCGCCGAAATCGAGCACGGTTACACGGACACGCCGCCGGCACTCGTGGCGCTGATCTGCGGTGCGGTCGCCCGGGGACTGTCAAACCCGACTGGTGTGGTGCAGGAACGGGCCGGCGGCGAGTCCGTCACCTACTCGCACGTCGACCGCGGCACCCGCTCGGTGCTCGCCGACGCCGAACTGCGGATCCTCGACCGCAAGTACCGGATTCCACTACCGGCATGATCAGCTTCCACACGGACACCGTGACGGTGCTGCGGGCGCCGATCGTGCAGGACGACTACAACAACGACGTCCCCGACTGGGCCAACGCCGTACCGACCGAGGTGACCGGTTGTCGTGTGCAGCCCGAACGCGGCTCCGAGTACACCATCGACCGCGACGCCGTGGTGACCCGCTGGCGGCTGTTCGGGCCCGACGGGATGGACATCCAAGACTCCGACCGGATCGTGCACCAGGGCGTCACCTACGACATTGAGGGCTCAGTCGAACGGTGGCCGTCCCCGACCGGCGCCCTCGCGCACATCGAAGCCCGACTGATGCGCGTGGAGGGCTGACATGTCGATGCGGATCCGGTTCAAGCACTCCCGCGAGGGCATCCGCGAGATCCTGACCCGCGCCGAAACACAGGAGACCCTGCACGCCAAAGGGCTCGCGGTGGCGGACGCGATCAAGTCGGCGGGTATCCGGGTCGAAGGCGACCCCGGCGAGATCCCGCTACCGGTGGAGGTTCGCACCACCGGGCGCGGCATCCGCGCCCGGACCGTTGTCGTGCTCGACCACCCGTCCGGGCTGGCCGTGGAAGCGAAACACAAGCTGCTTGCGACCAACATCGACGCAGCACGGAACGTGCCGTGATCGAACTGCCGCCGGACGCCGAAGACGTCGTGGTCACCTACCTCACCTCGGCGCTCGCCGGCCGCAGCGAACCGCACGCGGCCGGCGTCGTCGTGTCGACGAAGCTGCGGCCGAAGACATCCCCCACCCGGCACGTCCGGATCCGGCGGGTCGGCGGGGTGCCGTACTCCCGGGTCCAGGACTCGGCGCGGATCGACGCGCAGGTCTGGTACGGCACCGGCGCCGTCGGTGACGAGAAGAACCGCAACGATCTAGCGCTGCTCATCTGGGCACTGCTGAAGGACATCCGCGGCCGCGTCGTTGTCACCGACACCGCCGCCGTGACCTGCTACCGGGTGCTGGACTTCGCCGGCCCGCACGCCGAACCGGACCCGGCCGACGACACCAAGACGATCACCGCTCTGACCGTTGAGATCGGCATGCGCATCCGCGCGGCCTGACCACCTGGAGTACGCCATGCCGCGTGTAGCTGTGCCCATCACGAACATCGTCCGCACCGGTACCGGTGTCGCCCCGGCGGCGGAGACGAACGGGGACGCCGTCAACCATCACACGGTCGCGAACGACGGTCAGACGTTCCTGCTGGTGCGTAACGCCAACGGGTCCGCGACCGCCCGCACCCTGACCGTGCGACTGGCCGGCGGCCGGGACGGGCAGAGCATCACCCCGCGCACCTACTCGATCCCGGCGGCGGCGAGCCGGTACATCGGCCCGTTTCCGCCGTCGGACTACGGCAGCAGCATGCAGGTCGACGTGGAGCACGCCGACCTGAAGCTGTCCGCGTACCGCATCTCCTGACGCCCGCACTCTGCCACCCGGCGACCGCCGGGCCATCACCATGCCCAAGGAGGCTGACCCATGGCGGTCGACATCGACCTGATCAGGGCGTACGAGGACGGCGCGGTCTACACCCACGCCCCGGGCGCCACCGTCACCCCGCCGACCGACGCGTCCACGCCGCTCGACGTCGACTTCTTCGAGGTCGGCGCAGTCGGCCCGGACGGGCTCACCGAAGCGACGTCGCAGAGCATCAACAACTACTACATCTGGCAGCGTGGCGCCCTCGGCCGGCAGACCCGGACCGAGAGCGTGAAGACGTTCACGTTCGCGGCGGCGGAGACGTCGCTGGCGAACCTCGGCCTTCAGTACGCCGGCAGCACCGTGACCTCCACCAGCGAGGGCGCGGCCGTCCAGGAGAAGCCGCCGACCGGCGACCGGCGGGCGTGGGTCCTTCACGGCATCGACGGCAACCGGGAACAGCGGGTCTACCTCCCGATCGCCGAGATCGGGGAGCGTGGTGACGTCGTCTGGTCCGGAGCCGGCCCGACCGTCTACGAGTGGACGCTGAACGCGTACGTCGACTCCAACGGGGTGTGGGCGTACCGGTACTACATCGACGACGACATGGCGACGCCGTAGTCAGCTGACCGGATAGAACGCTGCTCCGAGGATCAGCCAGAAGACGCCGAGGATCATCGGCACCACGAACAGGTAGCCGATGATCAGACCGGTGATCGCCCAGCCGTGGCCGCCCCGCACTCCGGTGCGGGTTTCGCGGGTTGCCAGGTGGCCGAGTACGACGGCGGCGATCGGCGGTAGTACGAGGAAGCAGCCGCCGAGGGCGCTGAGGATCCCCATCACTCCGGATGCGACTGCCAGCCCCGAGGTGGGCGGCGACGCGAAGATCACAGGCCGGTACGGGTCCGGGTGCATTCGGTCATCGTGGCAGCGCACTGCAACCCGTTCATCGTCCGACTGGGCCAGATGGTCCACCTGATCGCACCGGTGGGCCGCACGCGGGCGCGTGCCCACCGGTGCTCAAGCCCGCAAATGCCCGCAAGGAGAGTCATGTCCGAGCTGTTCGACTTCGACGCCGCTGTCGCAGAAGCGGCCCGCGAGCCGTTCCGGTTCACCGCGTACGGCCGGGAATGGCAGCTGGCGCACATCTTCGAGATGGACATGCGCACTGCGTCAGCCGCCGAACAAGGCCAGCATCAGGCCGTCTTCGACCTGTTCCGGGACGGGTTCGGCGACCAGTGGAAGGAATGGCAGCAGAACCCGCAGCCAATGATCGGAATGATCAAACTGCTGTCGGCGTGGATGGAGCACGGCGGCGTGAACCCGGGGGAACTACTGGCCTCGTCCGGCTCGTCGACGAGCACGGCGGGGCCGTCGACGCGTCGCTCCGCCGCTACTACGGGTTCTCGCTCCGAGCGGCGCTCTCAGGCGAAGTCGGCGCCCGGGAACTCCTGAACTACATCCGACACCTTCCGCCAAATTCGCCGCTCGGGATCGCGATCAACGGCGAAGCAGCCCGGTGGGGTATCGCCGAGCACCTGGCCGCGACGCAGATCGACGTGTTGGCGGCGGCGAACTGGCAGCGCGGCGGCGGCAAGGGCGCGAAGCCGAAGCCGCTGAAGCGACCCGATCCGCGCGCCGAGAAGCGCCGCCGGGAGTACGTCGCCCGACTGACTCGACTGGGCCTGATGAAGACCGGGGGGTGAGCCGTGGCGAACACCGAGGTCGGCACCGCGTGGGTCACGATCATCCCCTCGGCGAAGGGCTTCGCGAAGGAACTTCAGAAGGCGATCGCCAAGGAGTTCCGGGGCTCCAACCTGGATCGGATGATCTCCGACGCGCTCGCTGGTGCGCGGGTGACGATCCCGGCCCGGGCTGAACTCGACACGTCGGATGTCCCCGACCAGCTCCGCGGCCGCGAGCCGGAGCTACCGGTCCGGCTTGACCCGCTGATGGCGGCGTTCGAGGACGAACTTCGGCGGGAGTTGGTGGCGAACCAGGTCACCGTCGAAGTGCCGGTCGGCGCCGACACCAGTTCGCTGCGGAACGAGATCACCACCGCGATTGCGGCAGTGGAATCGTCGGAGTCGGCGGACATCGACACCGAACCAGCCGGCGAAGCCGGGTATGAGCATGGCCTGCGGGGGATGGTCGCCCGGGTTGCCCGCCGGGTACGGGCCACCATTCACGCCGACGTCGAGGTGAACAAGCCATCGCTCGACCGGCTCCACACCACCATTGACGCGGAGGTCGGTCGGCGAGCCGGCGGGAAGATCGGCGACGACGCCGGCAAAGGGTTTCTGAAGGCGTTCGCCGACTCGATCAAGTCGGCTACCGGCGTTTCCCCGTGGATCTGGGCGGCCGGTCTTGCGATCGGTACCGCGATCCTGCCCGCGATCACCGCGGCGATCACCGGCGGTCTGCTCGGCGGCGCCGGTATCGGGCTGATCGGGATCGGTGCGCTGATCCTGCGCGAACAGCCGGACGTTGCCGCTGCGGCGGAGCGGTTGGCGTTCACCGTCCGGACGCAGCTTCGGGGTGTCGCGACGCCGCTGATCGAACCGCTCGTCAAGGCGATGGACACGATCCGCTTCGCTGTCGTGGAGTGGGGCCCGCAGTTCAAGCAGATGTTCGAGTTGATCGCCCCGGCGATTCAGCCGCTGACGGAAGGGCTCATCGGCTTCGTCTCGAACATGCTGCCGGGCATTGTCGAGCTGATCCGGGAGGCGACGCCGTTCCTGATCCGGCTCGCCGATGACCTGCCCAAGCTGGGCGAGTACATCGGCGGATTCTTCCGCCTGATCGACGGCGGCGGCCCGGAAGCGTCGATGTTCTTCACCGACCTGATCAACTTCGTGGGGCTGCTGCTACTCGGGCTCGGTGTCCTGATCCGCGTCTTCACCGAGCTGTACCCGGTCTTCCGGACTGTGGTGATGCTGTCGCCGATCGGGGCGTTCATCGCGCTGACGATGGCGATCTGGCGTACCCGGGACGCGGTGGGTGGGCTGGCGTCGCAGGGCGCGGCCGCGTTCCGCCGCTTCTCCGAGATCGTCGCGGCGGTGTTCCGCTCGATGCGGAACGAGCCCGAGGCGTGGGTTCGGTGGGTGATGGACATCCCGCGCCGGATCCTCCGCGCCCTCGGCGGGCTCGGCGACCTGCTACGCGGCGCCGGCCGGGCACTGATCAACGGGCTCGTCTCCGGGATCCGGGCGGCGATCCCGAACCTGCAAGGTGTCCTCGGCTGGGTGACGAACATGATCCCGTCGTGGAAGGGCCCGGAGGATCGTGACCGGGTGCTGCTGGAGCCGGCCGGGCAGCAGATCATGGGCGGGCTCATCCGCGGCATCCACGGCGAGCGCCGCGCCCTTGAGGCGGAGCTGGGCTCGGTGACGTCGCTGATCGCCGGTACGCCGCTGACCACCCCGCCGGCCGGGTTTGGTACACCGGCCGCGGCGGTGCAGCCGGCGGTACCGACGCTGCGGTTCGCCGGCGATGCCCCCGGCAGCTTCATGGCGTGGGTGAAGGAGAACATCCGCACCGACTACGGCGGGAACCCTGACGAGGCGTTCGCGACGGTGAGCCGCTGATGTGGCCAGACGACAACACCGACCTGCCCGTCGAGGCGTGGGCCGCGTTCGGCGCCAACCCGGACGGCGACCAGGGCGACTGGACGTGGACCGACCTGACCGGCCGGCTGCTGACGAACCCGATCCCGCTGCGGAAGGGGTCGGCGTCCGGCGACGGACTCGTGTCCCCGTCGAGCGCCACCATCCATTTGCTCAACGACGACGGGGCGTTGACGCCACTGCGGTCGCAGTCCCAGTACTGGCCGCACGTCGTCCTGGGTACCCCGATCTGGCTCACCCTCCGCCGGCTCGACGACGCTTTCGGGCGCGCCGTGTCGAACGGGTGGGGCGTCGCCGACTCGGGCCAGTCGTGGACGACAGCGGGGGGAACCTCGGCCAACTACAGCGTGTCGGCCGGACAGGCCCGGATCGCGAACCCGACCGTCAATGCGCTCCGGCAGGTGACGGCACCGGTGTATCTGCTCGACACCCATCACCTCATCGACACCGCCACCTCCGCCGTCGCTACCGGCGCGGCGGCGGTGACTGGGGTGATGGCCCGATACAACGGCTTCGACTACTACTGGTGCCGGACCGAGTTCAACTCCGGCTCGACCACCGTCATGGCGAAGATCTCCCGCGTAGTCGGTGGCGTACACACCGACCTCGGCGACGTCATCGTCCCCGGACTGTCGTACGCGGCGGGCGTACCGCTGCGCACCCGGGTCGCTGTCATCGGGCACCGCATCAGCATGAAGGTGTGGACCGCGTCCGGGTCGGAGCCGGCCGGATGGCAGCTCGACGTCACCGACCCGGACCCGCTCACCGAACCCGGCGGAGTCGGGGTACAGACGTGGCTGGTGCCCGGCAACACGAACGCCGGTGGGCTCACCATCGCCTTCGACAACTATCGGGTGTCGGCGAACCTGTTCAACGGCTTCGCCGACCAGTGGCAGCCGCAGTTCATCCCCTCCACCGACGGCATGGCCAGCATCGTCCGGCTCACCGCGTCCGGGATTCTGCGCCGCCTCAGCCAGGGATCAACGCCCCGGTCCCCGCTGACCCGCTACCTCGCCAACAGCGGCCCGGTCTTCTACCACCCGCTGGAGGACGGCGCCGACTCGACGGTTGCCGCGTCCGGGATCCCCGGCGGTGCGGCGATGACCGTCCGCAACGGGACGATGGATTTCGACTCCGACGCTCCGCCCGGCGCGTCGGGATCCGCACGCCCGCTGCCGACGGCGGCGAACATGATGGTCGGCCTCATCGACGGCGCCAGCAGCAACGGCTTCCAGGTCGGCGTGTGGACCAAGGGCGAGGTCATCGACGACACCGCCGGCTCCGCCTACTACATCCCGTGGGAGGTCCGGACCAGTACGGGCGGGATCTTCCGGATGGCGATGCAGTGGGAAGAAGACCGCGCCATCGGCGTCTCCTACTTCTCCAGCGAGTCGCAGACGTCGCCGACGTTCACGGTCTGGCTCGACGACGCGGTGACCCCACACACCAACCCGGGCATCACCGGCGAGTGGATCCACGTGCACTTCATGGCCCGCCCGGCCGGCGGGCAGCTCGACGTGTTCCTGTGGGTCAACGGCAGGCTCGTCGACTCGGCGATCTGGGTCGGCGTGAACCTCGGCGCCCCGATCCGGGTCAACGCCATCGGCGCGTTCGCCGGAGTCATCGGCCAGGTGTCCCTGAACGTCCGCAACATCTGGCTGTCCCAGCTGGTGTTACACGACTTCGCCACCAGCCAGGTCACCCAGTACAACCAGGGGTTGGGCTTTCCTGGCGAAACCGCATCCGACCGGATCGAGCGGGTGTGCGCCGAGCGCGGCATCCCCGTCTACATCCGGGCCGGCGACTCCGAACCCCTCGGGGTGCAGCCAACCGGCAGCGACCTCGACGTACTCCGCGACGCCGAACAGGCGGACATGGGGATCCTGTACGAGCACGGGTGGGGACTCGCATACCGGCCCCGCTCCGCCCGCTACAACCAGGTCCCGGCGTTGACGGTCGATCTCGAAACGTACATGCACTCGCAGGAGATTCGGCCGGAGTCGGTTCTTGCTCCGACGTACGACGACCAGGGCACCCGCAACGACGTCACCGTGTCCCGGGCCGACGGATCGTCGGCCCGGGTGATAGACCACGACCACGCCGACCGGCACGGCACCTACGACGACTCCGTGACTCTCGGCCTCGCCGCCGACGCGCAAGCCGCGCACCACGCCGGCTGGCGGGTGCACCTCGGCACGTGGGAAGAGATGCGGTACCCGGGGATCCCCGTCGACCTCGCCGGCCAGCCGGAACTGATCGAGCCGTGGCTGAACCTCATCCCCGGCGACCGGGTGATGCAGACAAACGTCCCGGCACCGCATCCGCCGGAGGATGTGGACCAGATCGCCGGGGGGATCTCGCAAACCCTGAACCGTCTCGGCACCTGGTCGGGGTCGATCGTCGGCACCCCGGCCCGGCCGTGGGACGTGGGTGTCGTCGAAGACTCGACGTACGGCCGCGCTGACACCGACGGCTCCCGCTGGGTCGGCCCGGTCGCCGCCGGCACCGACACGTCCGCGCTGGTGCTGGTGACGGCCGGCCCGCCGTGGATCACAACCGCCAGCCACGCCAGTCAGTTCCCGTTCAACATCCGCTCCGGCGGCGTCGTACTGACCGTGACCGGGATCGCCACCCTCGCCCGCGACACCTACACACGCAGCGTTGCCGCCGGCAGTTGGGGCAACGCCACCACCGGGCAGACGTGGGCGCTCAACTCCGGCGCCGCCGGGAACTGGTCGGTGACCGGCTCGGTGGGGCGAATCGCGACCGCGACCATCAACCAGCTGGAGTTGCGCACGATCGACGTCGGCAGCACCGATGCCGATCCCCGGTTCGAGGTTGTGCTGCCGGTGGTGCCCACCGGTGCCGGGTTCTCGTTCTGGGCGATCACCCGGTTCACCGACACGAACAACTACTACTACGCCACCCTGTCGATCACCTCCAGCGCGGCGGCCGAACTGCGGCTACTCAAGCGCGTCGCCGGCACCGCGACCCAGCTCGGCAGCACGGTGACGCTCGGCCAGACCCACGCGGCCGGTAACCGGTGGCTGGTGCAGTGCTCGGCGATCGGGTCGACGATCCGGGCCCGGGCGTGGCGATCCGACCAGCCGGCCGAACGGGGCTGGCACCTCACCGCGACCGACACGTCTCTGACCTCGGGTACCCGGGTCGGGGTCGGTACCCGCCGCGAGACCGGGAACACCAACGGCAGCACGAACGTGGACGTCGACAACTTCGAGGTGCCGGGCATCCAGACCTTCACGGTCGACGCCGCGCCGGTGAACGGCGTCGCCAGGACGATCCCGGCCGGCACCGCCCTGTCCCTCGCCACCCCGTGGCGACTGGCCCTGTGAGGTAGGTATGGCAATCCTGGCGGGCGAGATCGTGTCGGCGGGCCGGCTCGGGCTGCTGCAGCCGACGCCGTATTACGCGATCGGCACCGGCAGCGTGGCCGCATCGCAGACCAACGCGGACGTGCCCAGCGCGGTGGTGACGCCGACGACTGTCGGCGCGAACGCCGTCTACGTGGCGACGTGCACGTGGGACTTCTCCCGCTCCGGGGCGAGCACGGCGCTGACGGTAGGCCGGCTGTCGGTCGACGGGGTGGCGCAGAACCCGCTGTCCACGTACGCAGCCGAGGTGACGTCGGACCGGTCGACGATCACCCAGACCTATCAGGGCACGCTCGCGTCGGCCGGCGCGCACACCCTCAAGCTCATCGTCACCACGCAGGCGAACCAGACGGTTCAGGGCGTGAACAGCTCGATCCAGGTCACGATCTACGAGGTGGTGTGACGGTGACCTACGCACCCGAGAACCTGAAGCAACTCCGCCGGCTGCTGCTCGATCACCTTGACATCCACGAGAACTCGCGCGCGTACCCGACCGACCTGGACCCCGATGAGGTCGGGATCGTCGGTGACCCGGCTCACCGGGGTGGTTATCACTGCGGCCGGGATCGGGTCGATGACGACGACTACTCGGTGCGGGAGTCGAGCCGGGACCGGAACGGGCTGACCGAGGCCGCGTCGGCGTTGGACATCGGCGACTGGTCGACCACAGTACGGGGCAAGCGGCACGACCTGCGCAGCATGTCGATCTGGCTGGTCGCGCAGTGCCGGGCGGGTACGGCCGACAGCCGGGACATCCGCGAGGTCATCTACAGCCCGGACGGGTCGACGGTGCGCCGCTGGGACCGGCTCGGCCGGCGGTCGTCCGGCGACAGCTCGCACCGCTGGCACACCCACATCTCGTACCACCGGGACGCCACGCGGGCCGGCCGCGACCTGACGCCGCTCTTCGTGCGGTACCTGACCAGCATCGGACTGATCGACACCGAGGGAGACGATATGACCCCGTCAGAGGCGTACGTGCAGCACGTCATGAACTACCGGGTAGAGGCGCTGCGGGCCGGCCGGCGGGAGTACACGGTGCCGGCGTTCCCGGCCGCCGGCAAGCCCGCAACGACGGAGACGAACGCGCTGGCGGTGGCGCTGAGCCAGATCCAGCAGCGGCTCGACGCGCTGGCCGCGACCCCGCCCGGCACGGTAGCCGTCACCGACGAGCAGCTCGAGCGGGTGCTGCGCAAGGTAATCGGCTCCGTCGACGGCGTCACCCCGGCGGGCGGCTGATGCCGGAGATCCCCCCGGCGCTCATCGGCACAGGCGGACCCGTAGGGATCCTGCTCTTCGTCGTGCTGCTCATCATCACGAGCCGGCTGATACCGCGACCCACCCACGAAGACCGGATCCGCGACAAGGACGCACAGATCACATACCTCCAGCAAACCTTGCAGGTGCGAGACGAAGAGCTGAAGGTGCGCGGGCAGCAGGTCGAGAAGCTTCTGACACAGTCGGATCTGACGGTGCAACTGTTGCAGTCGTTGGCCAGGGAGGCGGGGGCCCGTGGGGATCTGGCGTCGTAGAGGTACCTCCTCCCCGGAGACCGCCGAGGCGCGGAGACGGCTGGAGCGGGCACGGAAGCAGTTGGCGAGAGCCCGCGCCGATGACGTACCCGTGGATCAGGTCGCCCGGTCGTTGCAGGAGCTCGGGAACCGTAACCACTTCGGCCCCATGATCACCGAAGCGTTGAGGGGTTCGAAATGAGAGACGCCACCACCATCCTGGCCGGGATCGGCGCGGCTGGCTGCTGGTACTTCGTCGCCGTCTTCTGGTGGCTGACCCGCGGCGACTGGTGGCACAACCGCAGCGGCCGCCACCTTATGCAGTTCACCGCCAACCTGGGCCTGCTGCTCACGTTGATCGTCGTCGCCCGGATCTGGCCCGACTACACCGGCAGGGCAGTGGTCACGCTGGTGGCGTTCGCCGCTCTGGTGGCGCAGATCTGGCATCGGGTGTTCCTGATGCACTGGGCGCAGCGCACGCGTGTTCCGGATCGAACTCGGTCCGTCCGCAGGTAGAGCACTTCCACCGCCGGCCCATCACCCGGCAGCGTGGGCAGGCTCCCCAGTTCGGCATCCACCGGCCGCAGCACCGGTCCGGGGTCTCTTCCACCCACTCTTGCCGGCCGCCGCGGTCTGTCCAGTAGCCGCGCACCACGCCGGCCACCCTACGCCGGCCCCGGGGCCCCGGGGTCGGTCCCCAAGACTCCTGAGGAGGGGTCACCCATGTTCCAGAAGTACGGCAAGTCCCTGGTAGCCGTCATCGGCGCCGCGCTCACCGTCGCGTACGGCGCCCTGTCCGGCGACCAGCGCATCGAGCCCGACGAGGCCGTGCAGATCGCGATCGCCGGAGCGACCGCCGTCGGCGTCTACCTCGTCCCGCTCGCCCCGCAGTACCGGTGGGGTAAGACCGCCGTCGCCGCTGTCCTCGCCGTGCTCCAGGTCCTCGCGACGGTGATCCTGGGCGGGCTGGACTCGGCGGAGTGGATCGCGCTCGCGATCGCCGCCGCGACGGTCCTCGGCGTCGGCACCGCCCCGGCGGTGTCGGACAACGGCATCGGCAGCAAGAACCCGCAGGTACGTAGCGCGTGACCCGGGCACCAGGTCCGGCAGAGCAGCGGACCGGGCTGGATCCGGCCGCCGTCGACATGCTGGCGGATCAACTACACCTTCTGCTCTGCCGTCGGGAAGGCCAATCCGAGCCGCGTCACCGCGACTTTGATCAGAGCCGCGCTCGGTTTCTGCTGCTCCAACTCCGGGATCGTGGCTGGCGGCTCACCGTGTAGCCGGTACCAGCACGGCCAGAGTGCCGCGCAGGCCCGGCAGCGTCGGGGATCCTGGTCGCTGCGGCCGTGCCGCTCAGCGATCACCGTCCAGTCCACCAGCACGTAGTACCCACGGCGGCCCGGTCCGTCCCCTCGCGGGGATTGGCCGGGCCGCTTTCGCGTCACTGCGCCGGGTCGTACCCGAGGTCCTCGACGATCTCCTCGTACTCCTTGAGCATCGCCTGTGCCTCCGGGCTGTCGAGGTTGGCCTGGGCGTAGGCGGTGGCGATGGCGCGGGCCCGGCGGGTCATCTGGCCGGTGGTCTTGGTCTGCATCTCGGTTCCCCTCTCGCTCTCCCTCACATCAATAACGATACCCTAGGGTCCCATATAATGCAAGACCCTAGGGTATCGAGTTCAGGAGGTCCGGGCGTTGTGCTCCTTGATCGCCTTCCGCACCGCCGGTTCCCCGGTGCCGAGCAGCTCGGCCACCCGCACTGCGCCACCCCGCTCCCGCGTTGCCTCGTAGATCGCCTCCGCCCGCACCCGGCCGGCCATAGCCCGCATCCCCGCGTCAACCAGCAGCCCGGCCACCCGGGCCCGGTGCACCGGGGACTCGATCGCCCGCAGCGCCGCCTCTAGATCCCCCACCGTCGCCGGCAACTCCCCGAAGAGCCGCCGCTCGATCTGCTCGTACCGGTCCTCGACGGCCGACCATGCGGCGGCGAAGATCGCGCCGACCTCCTCCGCGTCGGGCATCTCGACGTCGACCGGGTGCAGGAACTCGGACAGGGCCGGCTGCCAGGTCGCATCCTCGGGCAGCCGCTTGTCGACCTCGGCCCGCAGTTCGGCGAGCAACGCCTCGACCAGCTTGTCCTGCTGGTCGGCGGTGTATCCGCCATCGCGGATGTAGGCGCGGATGCCATCGGTCTGGGCGTCGACGCCGTACTCGGCGCCGTACGTCGTCGTGGTGGTCGTCATGTCTCAGTCCTCGTCATCGAAGTCGGGCCCGTCGTCGCAGCAGCCGTGCAGGCAGGGCAGGGCATCGCCTCCGACGCTGTGGGCGAACCGGTCACCCTCGGGGGTGCGGTGCGCCTCGGGGGCGTGGTAGATGGTGATCTCGCTGGCGGCCTGGCGGTAGAGCGCGCTGGCGTAGCCGTTGCCCTGGTGCTCGGCGGGGGTCTCGACCTGCATAATCTCGCCGGTCTCGATCGCGACCCACAGTTCGGAGACAGTTTCGCCATTGATCACCAGGGACCACCGGTGGGCCGGCTCGTCCTGGTTGGCGTACCGGGTGATGTCTCGGATGATCTGGCGCGTCTCCGTCATGTCCAAAACGATACCCTAGGGTCCTGCGCTGCGCAAGACCCTAGGGTATCGCTCTCTGCGTGTCGGTGCCTTCCGAACCGGCCTGCCCCACCTGCCGTAGCCGTGGCCGGCGGCCGGAGGGTGGCCGCGCCGACACCAGCAGCCTGCCCGCTCCGGTTGCCGCCAGTCGACGGCAGGCTGCCGCACTGTGGATAAGTCCGCGTCCTGTGGACGGACGCCTGATCAAGCCTCCGGTGTGGTAGGCGGCCCGCCCATGCCGGTGAGCCGCCGCAGATCATCCGCTGTCGGCGTCGCTGACGGGCGCAGGATCAGCACGCTGTCCGGCACCGCGTCCTCACCCACCACGGCCAGCCACGTCCCCGCCAGCTCGGCCCGGCCGCACGACGGCAGCCCACACGGCCGGCACCCGTCCACAGTCCGGGGCCAGTGCGCCGTCAGCACCTGCCGGGCCACCGTGGTCACGATCCGCCGCCGGTCCGGGTCCGGGCCGACGAGCCGGTCGGTGATGACGACCCACAGAGACCATTCGGCGGTTGGGCACCAGTTGCCCCTGCAGCCGCCGCAGTGCCGTCCCTCGGCGTGGGTGGTGATGGTGGCCCACGCCCAGTCCACGGCGAGTCCGGGCGGCCCTTCCGGCACGCTCACCGCGTCGGTCCCGGCACTCGGCGCCAGCGGCGTCCGTCCCAACGGTAGTCGCGGACCTTGCTCGCCTGGCGCCAGATCCAGCCTCGGGTACGCCACATCAGCACGGGTCACCTCCAGTACGCCACGGCGCTCCGGAGCACAGGTCACGGAGCGCCGCTCATGTGGGCGAATCGGGAACCGGTCCGGGGCAACCGGGGGACGGGACCCCGGACCGGCCGGGCGCCGGGGCAGGTACGGGCTCCCGACCGGCGACCCGACTTCAGGGTGCGCCGGCCATTACCGTGAGTGAATGTGCGGGGCGTCCGACGTTCACTGACGGACCGGGAAACCGGTACGGCGCGTACCGGTCAGCAGCCGACCAGCGCCGCCAGCTCCGCCAACTCCGCGCCCATCGCGCGTCGGCGTGCCGCCGCCAGGTCGGCCACAATGTCCCGCGCGTATCGCTGGTGCCGCAGCCACGCCGGCGCCTGCCGGCTCAGCCGCGTCAACACCTGGGTGGCGTCCGCGTACTGCCCGGTCTGCACGTGCGCCCAGGCCACGTCCAGCTGATGCCGCCGCTGGCTGGTCGGCACCGTCGCGGTCACCGGCATCCGTTCCGACAGCCGCAGTACCGCCGCCGGGTCGCCGGTCACCGCCGCCGCCTCGACGCGCGCCATCTCGGCCCGCGCGGAGCGGAACCCGCCGACGATCGCCAGCCGGCCGGGGATCGGCCGGTCGCCGAGCCGGGCGCCGGCAGCCGCCGCTGAGTCCAGCATCTCGGTGGCGTCATCCGGCCGCTGGTCCCGGGCGGCAGCCGCGGCCCCGAACAACAGCAGCCACCCCCAGACGGCGAGTTCCTCCGGCCGCGCCCGGGACATCCGGGGCTCGATCCGGTCGGCCGTCGACACGGCGAGCTGCTCGGCCTCGGCCAGCCTGCCTTGCCGCAGCAGCAGCCAGCTGGAGCCCTTGACGGTGAGCGCCCCGAGGATCGGATCGCCGGCCGCCTCGGCGGCGTCGAGCGCGCTGCTGATGGCGGTGTACGCGAGGTCGCCGGCCCGCAGCTGGATCAGCAGTTCTCCGGTGAGGTAGCAGACGTCCGCCAGCGCGGCGTGCGCCTGCGGCCGGGCGCTCGCGGATGAGGTCTCGACGGCGAGCCGGCCAGCGGACACCAGCTGGGGCAGGATGCCGAGCACCGTGGCGTAGTCGCCTCGGTGGTACGCCTGGTCGGCGGTCCGGAGCCGGGTGCGGATCGTCGACAGGGTCGGCGGCGGCCCGTCAGGGAGCCGGACTGTGCCGCCGGGCCCGCGTGCCGGGGTGAGCGCCTGGCGGATGTCGATCAGGCTGAGCGGCAGGTGGTCCGGCTCCCGGCGGGCCGCAGCGCTGGTCGCGTCGCCGAGTAGATCGGTGGTGCGTACGCCGAGCGCCCTGGCCAGCCGGCCGATGGTGGGCAGTCTGCTGCTGGTGCGGCTGTTCGTCTCCAGCTTGCGGATCGTCTCGACGCTCAGGCCGGCGCGCTCGGCGAGCTGCTCTTGGGTGAGCCGCTGCCGGCGGCGGTGTCGGGCGATGTTGTCGCCAAGTGTCGGTTCCATCGGGCCTCCCAGGTAGGGCTGGGGTGGTGGCGGCCCGGGCCCTACCCCGGGCCACCACTTCGGACGGTACACCGGGCAGGCTCGGAAACGCGGAAACGGCGGCTCCCCGCGCTCCCGGGGGTCCGCCGTCCTGGCCCTGATCACAGGCCGTGTAATCGAACTAACTACCGATCGGGGGGGGGGGCATCGATGAGAATTTTGAAGCCCCAGCGATCCCCAGCCTTTCCCGCCCTCCACCACCTCCGAATGGATCAGCCGCGCGGGAGCTGCATGTCGTCCATTCCCGGGAACGGCCGGTGCGCCAAACCTTCTACCCAGGCAATGGCGCAGCAGTCGCCGGGCTTGCGCATGGCGAGGATCTCCCGGTGCCGGGCGACCTGCCGGCGGTCGATCCACACCGTGGCGCCGACGACGGCGGCGGAGACCATGACGACCAGGACGAGCCCGCGCATCTGCGGCGAGACGAACGACTGCGCGGCGAGCATGTCAGCGACCAGCAGGACCAGGGCGGACACGCCGCAGGCAGCGACGGCCGGAATCGTGCTGGGCTGACGGTGGAACGGCTCGGTCGTCGGGGCTTCGTGGTATTCGGCGAAAGGGGTGTGCAGCAC